TTACGGTTGGTTATGAACAGGCGTTAGCGCGTCGTAGGCTCGCTCGCAGGCTTGGCCGGCGATGCGGGCGGAGTCAGCCGCTGCAGCCAGGATTCCCGCTCGCTGGTCAGCGCGGCCGAACACGTCGGCGAGCATTCCGATGGGGTCGTCGGTTGCCGGGCTGCTGGCGGTAGTGGCGGGATGGCTGGCGACGAGCTGGGCGACACGCTGCCGCAGCTTGTCAGAAGTGGCAGAAGCAGCACGAGCATCGGCCCGAGCCTTCTCGGCGGCCTGAGTGGCGGCATTGGCGATCTCCGTTTGTGCCGCGGTGCGGCGTTGTTCCTCGGTGCGAGCGGCCTGGACGGCGGCCAGTTCCTTGGCTTGATACTTCGCCTGGTCGGCGCCGTGCTGTTGCCACCGTCCACCGCCATAGGCGATCAACAGGCCAGCGGCCACCGTCAGCCACAGCCTGGGGTCAAGGATGCTCATGCCGTGCGCCTACGCTTGAGCAGGTGCCGCGCCTCGATGCGCCAGAAGGCATAGGACACGGCGATGGCCACGCCAAGCTTCAGGCAGATCTCGGTGATCATCGGGCAATTCTGGTGCGTGATCAGATTGCCAAGAGACGACATGCCGATGATGGACAGGACCAGCGCGCCGCCTGTTCTCGTTGCCACCTTGCTTGTCAGGAGTATCCATAGCGATCCGACGAGGATCACTGCATCGGCCATCGTGTTGATGTTGGACAGCATTATTCGCCCCCAATGTACCGTTTCCGCGCTGCCGTCAGCCACTCAGGGATTTGTTGCATCGCGTTGTTGATGACGGCCAAGCCGAACACTGCCGCGATAGCCGCCACGGAGAGCTGCATGTAGCTCCCGGCAATGAGGCTAAATCGCTCGGCAGCGGCGCCGCCTGCGAGGCATCCGATCCCCACGCTCGATACGAACGAGATGGATCGTTGCCAGATGTTCCCCGGTAGGAATCGAAGCGCGATCAGACCGCCAAGGGCCGACGCGCCGACAACTTTTGCAGCAACCATCGCTGTTTCTTCTGCAAGCATATGAGACCCCGTAATCTGCTCTATTTGGAAAGGAACTGTGCGCGCTCGCCAGCGCGCCGGGTGACCAACCCGGCCATGATCTTGCCAGCGGCTCTATTCCACCTCAGGAACTCGTCTGCTGCGCCCTGATAGTCCTTCGCGTTGAGTTTGCGCAGCAGCGTGGAGGATTTGAGATTTCCCAGCCCCACGTTGTAGGCGAAGGAAACGAGCGCATCGACCTGGTTCTGCGACAGCGGGACGGTGGCAGCCTGCGCAACACCCTGCTCGAACTTGGCGAGGTCGGCGATCAGTAGCATCTCGGCTGTTTGCTCATTGATGCGCTGGGCCGGCTTCACGTCTGGGCCCGTGTGCCCATAACCGATGGTCCAGGGCGCGCCACCTGTCGCGGGGTCTGGATAGGCTGCCAACTCCAGCCCTTCGCGCATCTTGATCTTGGCAATGCCATCTTGTGATGTCTTCATTGCGGCTCCGGAATTGCAACCCACGACAACCCATCCCATCGCCATTCCCCGACAGGCAGGTTGAAATCGTCGGCCACCGGGATCTTCGTATCGGTTGCCTCGTTCGTCTCGACGTAGCCCCATGCTTTGAGGATTCCGTCTGCAGTGAGGAATGCGTTCTTGCCCATCATTCACCTCCGTTCGGCATTTTGTAGCCAGTAACCACCATGGTTAGCGACCCCGTTCCACTCGTATTAATGTTGTTGTAGAGGATGCTTTGAGACGTGTTTGGCAGATTAGAAACATGCCATGAATATCCCAAGCCAAGCGGCGAACTCGCGCTGCCGTTGTAGCCGGCATAGGGAAATTGCGAAACATTAAGCCCACTAACAACTTGCAAAATCGTATTTATGCTGGCGAAACCACTGGCATTTCCGGTCGGTGATTGCCTCAAATTGACTCCATAAGACAGGGCATTTGGTGGGATCAATGCGGTCAGGCCAATCGCTGTTGGCGAAGTCGCGGTGCCGCTGGATAGCGCTGCCTGCTCGTTATCGTACGTGGCATAACACCCCTTGAATCTGGTGGCCACCAACTGCCCAGAAGCATTGTTATAGACCGGCCCGGCATATGCCCAATGCGTGTAACCGACCGGCAACGCTGGCCCTACCGTTGGGGGCGACAGCGAGGAAAGAGACGAGACCGTTGAGCCATTCCAGATGAAGTACAGGTGCAGCCAACTCGATATACCAAATGCAGCCGATTGATCCCGTCCATTTGCTGCCGGGCCGGCGAGCGATACATCGTTGGTTGCGGTCCCAGTGTTTTGCTTAATGACGGTCCCTCCAGTGGAGGGTTGGAGAAGGACGATCGCATCGGCTGCAATATCGAACTTCGTATTCGGAGTCCCGGAGTTGTTCTGTCCAGTCAGCCCGCGAACGCCGTACAGGTTCACGGGAATGGCAGGGACAGACGAATTAGTTGTAGCCAAGAAGCCATACGCGACAGAACTAAGTCCAGAATCCAGCGGCCCTTCGCCGCCACCGATGGTTATTGTGGTGAGGCTGGAGCCGTTGTAGACCGAAGTCGCAATGGTCCCGTAGACGGTGCCCGCAGTCACGGAGAACTTCACGCGCCGCCCCACCTGGAACGTCTGCCGCTGATCGCCGGCCAGCGAGAACGAGGAAGCGCTGATGTAGGTCGGCGCCGGCCCGGATACCCATTCAGTTGCCGAGTTCACTGCATCGTTGACGCCGGAGATATTGTCCTCGGTCTTCTGAACAACGTCGCTGGCATCGGTCAGAACCAACTTGTAATTCGTGCCGGCCTGGAGCCAGATCTGCCCATTCGTCGGGAACCCGAGCGAATTGATGATGATCGGATTGCTCTGCGCAACGTTGCCGGTATTGTCGGTGTAGGTGGCGAGCGGCGTGCTGGAGCCTGCTTGGTAGGTGTAGATCTTCCAGCCGCTGGCCGGCGCGCCTACCGCATTGACGGTTTGGCTGTTGCCGAACGGGCTGAATTTCACGGCGGGCATAGTGGAATCCTTTAGGCCTGAAGCACGATGATTCGGAAGGAAAGGCTCGGCGGGTTGACCGCTCCGGCGGAGAAGTTTTTGGCGTACAGGGTAACTACGCCTGATGCTGTGACGGCGCCGGTGAAAATGACACCTGAGACGTCAGCACTCGCCATTACCTGCACCATGTCACCTGGTTGAGCGCCAGCGACAGCAACGGTGGTCGACTGCTGAGACTGCGCGGAGATGGACGGGAAATCGAACATGGCAGACGTGCCTATTGAGCGATTCCAGCCCCTTAGCCCATCAAAGACTTGCTGGAACCAGTTATCCCACGCCGACGTCGTTTGAGCGCCATTGGGGCCGACTGGAAAGTTCTCGCGGATCGGCGCGTTGTTATTCATAGGTCTGATTCACGTCAACTGACGCGCCAGTGATGACAACCTTGACGGGATCGGTGATGCGGAACTTGAACACCCAGTCACGAGCGGTGCCAAGCCGCCGCCAAATCGCGCGGGTCAGGTAGGTGCCGATCTGGCCCAGCGTCGTCCACATCTCGTTTCCCCATGTGTGGCCGTTGTCCTTGGAGACTTGCAGCATCGCCTGGGGGTCATAGCCTTGCCCGGTGATGAGCCCAACGCCAGTTTCGAAATCGACTTGCAGGCGCGAAACCTCGGTCTTCTTGTAGTCCTTCACGACATGCTTGCCGATGAGCTCGCGAGCGATAGGCATCCCGTTGTCCGTATATGCATTGACGTCCAGGATGTAGACGTTGCCGCTTGCATAGTCCGTCACCCGCGGCTTGTTGAGATAGTCGACGCAGATTTCGGCGATATGGCGCGCACCATCCAGACCACTCTCCAGTGGCGACCACATGCTGGTACTGCCGTCAAACAGCCACGACTTGCCGGCAGAGGGAAAATTGATCTGGTACATCGGGTGGCCGCCCAGCAAGTAGGAGAACGCCGTGGCATCTGCAACAGATGTGTAGCCATTGATGATCGAATCCAGCTCCTGCGAACTGATCTTCTGCAGGCTGTGGCCAACCGCCATCATCACCTGCACCTGGCCCATGCGGTTCTTCATCAGGCCGGCCAGCGAGTCGTTGTATTTCACCAGCGACCACGGCGCCGCGAGCCCGAATTCAGACGTCGCGCCACGGATGTTCGAGTAGGGGAAATCCTGCGCGCCATTGTTGCCCCAATACTCGATTGTGGTGTCGCCGGCGAGCACGATTTCGCCATGATCCGCGATCACCCGATTGATCTTGTCCGGCGCGGCCTCGGCAGAAGCGAAATCCAGTGCATCCCACGTCGTGCCGTCGTTCTGGGCCGAGATCTGGAAGCGCTGCGAGTTCCGGAATGTGCAAATGAAGTAGCTATCCTGATACGTGATGCTGGTCGGGTTCGAGAACAGGCCAGAGGCCACCACCACGAATGCCAGCGAGGCAATCGTGAAGCAGTACATGTTGGTGCCGTCCACGATCCCGATCTGCACGCCATTGAAGGCCATATCCACTCGGCCAGAACTCGTGTTGAGCGTGCCGCGCGAGGTCTGGATGCCGGCGTTATTGACTTCCCACAGAATGCCGCGGTGCACGTAATAGATGAAATCCCCGACTGCGATGCCGCCGCGCACAGGGGTATCCCCGAAGCTCGTGAAGAGCGTCGTCCCCGGCGTGCCATAGAACACGAGGTTGCTCTTGTCGGCGTCCTGCGTAACCTCGGCGTAGAGATTCAGGTGCCGTTGAGCCGTGACAGTGGAGCTTTTGCCCTGCTGGCCGATACCGAAAATGGGAAGGATCATGCTCTTTCCAAAATGAAGAAAGCCACCCGTAGGTGGCTGTCTGCTATGCTCAGTTCATGAGCTACCAAGAACGGCTGCTAATGCTGGCCGGCATCTACATCGCGTTTTGCTTCGTCAAAGGCCTCTTCCAGGGACTACTGGGAAGACGGCCTGGCGAGCATGTTTGCGCCGATGGTTCCCGCTGGCAGGAGGTTCGGCGCCAAACGCTGCAGGAGCGCATTGCCGCCAAGCGGGCCGGTAAGCTGATTGCTGCGGACGTTCTGGAGCGCCGCCAGCCCTGACTGCGGCTGCATCAGCATCTCCAGCAGACGGTTCTGGATCGCCTCGTTAGACCCCCCATACAGCAAGTTCCCCACCTTCCCCGCCACAGTACCAACCGGGCCTGACGTCCCGCCCACCAGCGCGCGCACCGGGCCTGGCAATGCGTTCTCCAGGATGTTGTTGGTCGACAGGTTCTGGAAGGTGTTGGAGCCAGCCGCGCGCCCGGCATTCTGGCCGATGGAACTCCGGCTTAGATCCTCAGCCACATTCCGCAGACTCGCCAGTTGCTCGGGCGTGAAAACGTCCTCCAGCGACTTGTAGCCAGAGAACACGTCAGAGTTCTTCAGCAACTTGCCTTCGTCCTGCAGCGCCCGATTGAATGCCTCGGCGCGCAGCTTTGGATTCCCGGACAGGTCGCGGGTGGCCGACGCATAGCGATCCAGCAGGCGCTGGGCGATATCCATCTGCGCGAGTGGCTTGCTCATCTCGGCATACTGCGTGCGTGCCGCGGTGAACTCTGGAATCTGCTTCTCCATCCAGTTCACCAGCGCATTGCGGGTGTCGCGGACGGCAGCCACTTCCTTACCGGCGATGCCCGAGGCGGGATCAGCCAGCAGCGAATCCATCGCCATCTTCAGCGTCTGCAGATCCTGCCCGCTGACGTCCTGCATGCGGCCAGCGGTGCCCTCGCCCGCCACACCGGCCCGGGGGTTGATGGTGCGCGTCGTGGTGAAGGTACGGCCTGCCGTGGCCGGGGTGGCAGCGCCAGCGCCAGCAATCGAGGCTTCCGTGCCAGGAATCGCGGTCGTGTTGGTCACGGTTCGGCGCAGCGGACTATTCTGCGCCAGGGAGAACGTGCCGCCCTGCTCCTGCGCCAGCGCCTCGGCCCGGTCAAGTGCCCGCTGCATCGAGGGGCGATTGAGCAGCGCACGGAGACCGGCATCCAGTGGCGCATTCTTTCCCGTCGCAGCCTCATACAGCGGCGCCACGGCATCGTCCCGGGCCACAATCACCGCCTGCCGGGCTGCTGGGTTGCCTGCGATGTCCTCGATGGCCGCTACGCGCGCTGCATTGTTGGCCAGACCGCGTTCTGCCATAGCATTGGCTGCTTGCGGACTGGCGCTTTGCAGGCCTCGTGTCAACGCCCCGATGCCAGCATTCCCAGTGGCTTGCGCAAGGTCTGGCGTCGAGCCGGCCACGAGTTCCGCGGCATTGCCGGTTACGGGGCCACCCTGGGCAAAACGGTTCAGCAGGTTGGCAGCGATACGAGTGCGCCCAGCCTCCGTGAAGGGCTCAGCAAGGGAGCGCACGGCATTGCCGACATAGCGGCCACCAGCACCCGCCGCTGCGGCAACGCCCGGGAGGGCCCCGCCTACTGCGGCACCGGTGCCGATCTGCGTCAGCTTGTTCTGCCCGTAACCCCCCTGCTCGGTGACCGGTGCCAGCGCGCCAGAGACAGCCCCGAGCGCAGCGCTGCCGACAGATTTACCAGCAAGACTTCCGGCAGCCTGTGCACCTTGACCACCGCCCAGGAGGCGCACAGCAGCCTGCCCACCACGGCCACCTCCGCTGATGATGGCTTTGGGCGAGGGGCAAGCGGTGTATGCCAATTACAGATCCTCCAGCCAAAAGCAAAGCATCGCCGCGCCACCCATTAGCATATCCAGCAGCCATACCACGAGCAGGAACGGCGCTCGGATGAGGGTGAGCAGCCCAATCACGCAGGCCATGAAACAGGAGCCGACGACGGCCAGAATCGCAATGGCCACGTCAGGGAAAAATGCTGTGCGCTTCATCACTCCTCCTCCGTCCTGACGAGATAAAGCCGAGGCCGCGGCGCGCCCAAGACCATCGCCCGTGCAAAGTAGCCCCACAGCAGGAAGCAGAAAAAGATTGGCATGTTGTAGGGCCTCCGTCGATTAGAGTTCTGCGCGATTCAGCACGCTCTGGAGCGCGCATGTGACCAAGTAGATGCGATAGTTGATGGAATCGAGTTGGCCGCCGATTTCCGTTCGCGTGGGTGCGCCTGCAATATTCGCGTTCCCGACTTCTACCGGGCTGAGCACGCCGGCAAAACGCTCCTCGATGTTTGTCACGGCGCGCTCAAGCTCAACGAGGTGCCCGAATGCGCCGGCCAGCTTCTCTTGGATCTCGGGTTGGCGCGCTTCGCACGTACTGGGTGCGGACCCAATTCCAGCGAGTTGATTGCCGAGCGGGGCGCCTATGACACGTGTTTGATTTCCTTGCATGCCTTCTCCTTCAATGACGGGCAGATGCCCAAAAAGTGCTTCGCCGAATGTGGGGACCATTAGCCCTCCGTTGCGGCTCTCGTGGCCGCGATGAACAGAATCCCAGCGGCACGAGCCAGGTCGCATGGCTGCCCGCACGTGTTGCGGTTCAGCGTGCCATCGGCCTGCTCGACTACGACGAATACGTTGCGCACATCGCCAAACTGACCATCGCGAATCTGCAGGAGGCGATGGAGTTCGCCAACGTGCTGGCGGATTCCTCCATCGTGCCGAAGGACTTCATGGGGAAGCCGGGCAACGTGCTTGTTGCCATTCAGTGGGGCATGGAACTCGGGCTCAAACCGATGCAGGCCATGCAGAACATCGCGGTCATCAACGGCCGGCCGTCTCTCTGGGGCGATGCCGTGCTCGCCCTGGTACTCGCCTCCCCGCTCTGCGAGTACGTCGAGGAATGGGAAGACAACGGCGTCGCCTACTGCAAGGTGAAGCGCCGCGGCAAGCCCGAGGACATCCAGCGCTTCGGAGATGCAGAGGCCAAGACGGCCGGACTGCTCGGCAAGTCGGGCCCGTGGACGCAATACCCGCAGCGCATGAAGAAGATGCGCGCGCGGTCGTTTGCCGTGCGTGACAACTTCGCCGACGTACTGAAAGGCATCCCCATTGCCGAAGAGTTGGGCGACTACCCAGCGGAACGCGACATCACGCCAGCTCGCCAGACGCCCGCGCAGATCGCCACCGCATCGCTGCCGAAGCCGGCCGAGCGCGACGACCGCCTGCTCAACATGATCACTGACCTGGAACTGGTCGCGCGCGAAGGCGGCGCCGAATCTCTGGCTGACGCGTGGGGCCGCATGACCAAGGAAGACCGCAAGGCCATCGGCCCCGACGAACTCGCACGCCTGAAGTCGCTCACCGGTGAAGGCGAGCCGGAAGCTACGCAGGAGCAAGAGAATGGCTGAGCAACGCACCGACGAATGGCGCCAAGAGCGCGCTGGCCGCATCACCGCATCCCGCTTCGTTGACGTGATCTCCCTCACTCAGGCCGGCAAGCCGAAGGCCGACCGCGCGAAGCTAATGCGTCAACTGGCATTCGAGCGCATGGCCCAGATTCCCGTGCATGAGATCGGCGGCAAGGCGCTGAACTGGGGTACCGAGGTGGAAGGCCCGTGCGTGATGCTCTACGAGTTGGTGACGGGCAACATCGTCACGCCCAGCCCGTTCGTCGTGCACCCGCGCTACGACTTCATCGGCGCATCGCCTGATGGCCTGGTGGGCGCCGACGGCGGCATCGAAATCAAGTCGCCGCACGACGAGGCCGTGCACATCCAGACATGGCTGACCGGCATGCCTGAAGAGCACCGGCCTCAGGTGCAGGGAAACATGTTCGTCAAGGGGCGTGCCTGGTGGGACTTCATCAGCTACGACCCGCGCCAGTGCGAGCGCCTGCGCCTCTACGTGCAGCGCGTGCCGCGCGACGACGCCTATATCGCCGACCTGGCCGCCGGCCTGCTGCAGTTCGAAGCCGAGCTTCAGCAGATGCTGGCGGAGCTGGATCGGAAATCCGCTTAACCCTCGGCGCGCCGATCACCGAACCCTAGTCCCGTCCGCGGCGCGCTGATTTTTATTCCTCCCTGGAGAACCCATGTTCGAACTGCGTAACCAGTCGGTGAAACTGTCCAGCGTCAACCCGCGCGCCGAGTTGCATGGCGAAAAGAAAGTGCCCACGTGCGACCTGAAATTCGAGTACGCAGCCGACAACGGCGAGCTTGCGCACTTCGCCTCGGATCTGCGCAGCGCCCTCTACAAGCGCCCCGAGGATCAGGAAGACCTGATCGACCCGGATCGGCTGTCGGTCATGAAATATCCCAAGATGGGCGCCTTCCGCTGGGATCTGACCGGCAAGGGCTACCGCCTGGAGATCCCCTACGGCATCGGCGGCCCGAGCGACATCGTGCTGACCGTCGATGTCGACGGCTTCAAACTGCTCCCGCAGAACGGCGGCACGGTGATGGTGATGTTCTGCGCGGTGGCCCACCCGGAAGAAGGCGAGATGGGCAAGATCTGCGCGATGGTGCAGCAGCAGATCGAGATCAGCCTGATTCCGCCCGCGCCCGAGAACGTGCAGCAGTTGTTTGGCGACGCGGCCTGACGATTCACCGAGGCCCCGCCTACGGCCAGACACCGAAAGGGATGCGGGGCGGGCCTCACCTACACAGCAACCATGGCCGCCTATTACAACGAGATCGAGCCATATGCGGCCCAATGGCTGCGCAACCTGATCGCCGCCGGGGCCGGCCTGGTACCACCTCATCAGTGAGTGCCGCCCTGCAGTCGTCCTTGGAGAGCAGGTTGCGAGCAAGGACGCAGACCCTTGGATCGACCTTGTACACGATGACCTGGAAGCCATGGATTACGCCTTCGGGGCGGTCCCGTTTCCGTCTGCGGGCGTCGGTGCGCCGCACATCCGAGACAGGCTCTACTGGGTGGCCCACGCCATGCGCGCGCGACCACTTCCCAGCTCACAGCGCGGAATACATCGCGGAAAAGAAGGCGCAGGGGCACGGCATGGCGAACTTGAACGATCAGGTGCAGATGGCGGGCTGGCCTACCGCGAGATGCAGCAGCACTATCCGCAGCACGTGCATATCGGCGGCTATGGCGAGCGGCCGGCCAATGGCTACTGGCCGAAGCTGTGGGCGCTGGGGCCCGGCAAGGATGCGCCAAAGCCAGTCAGCGTGCCCAAGGCGAAGCGCGAGCACGACCGGTGGGTGCGGATGAAGAAGGAAGAGCCGGAGCGCATTGACATTCGCTATGCGCGGGAGCGCCTGCGCCGGGCAGAGAGGAATGGGAAGTTGATCCGCCGCGATCCGGCGGCTTCGTGGATAGGAGGACCGCCTATGCCGTAGCGAAACCGGGTCAACCCCGAAGGCCTATTGCGAAAAACTAGCGGCTGCCGAAGTGATGCGCGGCAGCCGCGCTACTCTGGAGTACCCCATGAAGAAGCGCCTCGATCAGTGGTTGCAAAGCAACTTCGACCCGCCGCCCGCCATCCGCACCGCGCGCCTGTGGATCAAGGCCGGAAAGATATATCCGCCGCCGGTCAAAGTCGGCCGCTCCTACTATGTGGAGCAAAATGCAGTTTTCCAAGACGGCATCAGCCGCCCCTCCCTCGCCAGTCGGATACCCCAATAGACCATGGCTGCAAGACCCCGCATCCGCAAACGCGCCCACTTCCCGCCCAACCTGCACGAGCCGCGGCCCGGGTATTTCACCTGGCGCGACCCGCGTGACGGCAAGACGCATGTGCTCGGCCGCATCTCGGCCGCCGAGGCGATCCACGAGGCGCACGAAGCGAATCTAGTTGTGGCGCGCGGCACTGCTCGCCGCTCGCTGGCCGACCGGGTTTCAACTGGCCGGGAGACCGTCAAGGACATGCTAGACGGCATGCCCGCCGAAGGCCTGTCGGGCAGCACGCTGAAGAAGCAACGGTCGATGGACAAGGCGATCTGCGGGCACATCGGCGCGGTCGAGTGCAACGCGCTGGAGGTGCGCGACATAGCCGAGATGCTGAAGGCGATCAGCAAGGATGGGAAGGCGGGCTGGGCTAAGGACATCCGGAACCGGATGATCTCGGCCTGCGCCAAGGCGCTTGCATGGGGCTGGATGAAGACGAACCCGGCTGCGCTGACCGAGCGCCCGAAGGTGAAGATAAAGCGCCAACGGCTGGTTCTGGAGACGTTCAAGGCGATCTTGGCCAAGGCGCCGGAGGTTCATCCGTGGCTGCAGAATGCCATGCTACTGGCGCTGGTTAGCGGGCAGGACCGGTCGGTGATCTCGACCTGGACGCGCCGGCATGTGTCCGGCGACATCATCACAGCCAAGCGCGCCAAGGTACGCCGGTACCAGATCGAGGTCGCCATTCCCACGGCGCTGCGTCTCGATGTGATGGGCCTCACCCTCGCTGACGTGATCCAGGGGTGCAAGTCGACAGGTGTAGCCAGTCAGTACCTGGTCCACCATATCTCTACGATGGGCGTCGCGCGCCGCGGCGATCCGGTAAGCCCTGACACCATTTCGTCCGCCTTTAGCGAGGCGCGCCGCAAGGCTGGAATCCCTGACGAGGGGGCACCTACGTTCCACGAAATCCGCAGCCTGGCCAAGCGCCTCTACGACGCGCAAGGCAACGTCGACACCAAGGCGCTGCTCGGCCATACGACCGACGCGACAGCAGCACTGTATGCCAATGCTCGCGGCGTGGAACCCATCAAGGTGCGCTACAACGCCTGA